CTGGTACAAGGTACACTAGATGCAGGTATGAAGGCAGTAATGAAAGGTCAGCCAAAGGACGTATCTGCATCTCGTATGCCTAAATATCTTAAGCTAACTGCGGAACGTTTAGAGAAGCTAGAGGTTATCGATTTAAAGCCATACTTCGCACATAGTAGTAAGCGTAAGAAGACTAAAGACGGTGGATGGTATCTTACTGTTCCGATAAGACGTAAAGCTAGAAATATGTCAAGACGTATGTACGAACAACTACGTGCTGTTGACATTGCACCGAATACTAGGCAGACAGTCATTTCAGATTATCTGTACGATCGTAGAAGGGACGCAGACGCTTCTATGCTGAACTATGAACCTAAGTCTAAGAACATTACGAAGATGCAAGCAGGACGTAACAGACACGACTATGTAGCATTCAGAACAGTATCCAATAAGTCCCCGCAGAGTAGTTGGATCATCAACCGTGGTAAGGTAAATAAAGAGGATACATCAAAAACATTCGTTGCAAATGTTAATAGACTGATGAAATGGAAGATGAAAAACGGTATGTAGGGAGGAGGTTATAAAGTGATACCAAGTATTGACTCATATTTACATAACGAAATAGAAGAAAAATTACAAATTATACTGACAAACTGTTATATTATAGAGGAAATCTTAAAAGACATCAAACCTACTATCTCTAGGAACTTCATAAGAGCGTATGCAGGGGATAACGGAAGAGAGATTCCAATTGTTTATACAATGCCTCAGGACAAGCAAACGCAACAAGGAGCTATCTACATCGGCTTACGTGAAGGGCAAGAGACTGACACTAGTATTGGTAACACCGAAGGCACTTACGGATTCAAAGAAGGGTTAGTAATGGCAGAGCACTCTATCATTCATTCTACTCCTGAAAAGGACGAGCTCTATTTTGAAGTATCCAAGCCTATAGGTGAACTACTCGTGGTAGAGGGCATCACTTTTTCTGCAAGCGACAACAAAAGGGTCGAAGGGAATAGAATCTACTTTGCTTATGATCCTGAGTTAGCTGCTTTAACGGATGAGTTCACAGTAACTTACGTTGAATACAGAGAAGACGAGGTAGGTTTAAAACAAGGTTTCACAGCTACGGAACATTATTCCGTACTTTCTGTATCTACCAATATGGACACTGTTCGATGCCTGGACTTAATTGTAAAATCTATCCTGATTATGATGAGAGCCAATGTTGAAGAACAAACTAATATGTTGCTGCAAAGGTTACAATTCGGACAGGTAGAAGCAATTGACACAGGAAGAACATCTGAAGGTGGAGTGCCCGAAATCTTATATGGTAGAGAGACAATTGTATCTTATAAAACTTCTTATAACCTAGATGCTCCTCTACTAAATGACGTTCGCAACTTCATTGTCAAAGCTAAATTGAAGGAGGAGACAGATAATGGCTAAGGAAGAAAAGAAACTGGAAGAAGTATCTGCTGAAAAGACAGAATATTCCGACAATAACAAAGGTAAAAAAGCCAAAGAGGTTGAACCAGTTAAACCTTATGTACATATTGACACATTCTTGCAAACTGCGGTTCCTCTATATGGAATGAACAACATGCAGGCAGCAGGGTTTAAAGCCTTAATGAATGGTCGTCATTATCAGACGGACGAGTTGGTATTCCTCGATGAGCTTAAACAATATTTAGATTTAAAATAATCGATAAACAGAAAGGAAGATAGATACTATGACATCTTATGGACACGACAGAAAACGTCCTCACACTGAGATTTTCCTAAATGCTACAGCTTTAGGTTCTGCCAACTCAAGAAGTGAAAAGCCATTAGTAATCATCGGTTCTGCTACTGACGGAAAGCCAATGGTTCCAGTTGAGTTAACAAACTTTGCTCAAGCTAGAGACTTCTTCCGTGGTGGAGAACTATTAGACGCAATTGAAATGGCTTGGAACCCATCTCCTGATACTCGTGGAGCAGGTAAAATCTTCGCTATTCGTGCAGACGATGCAAAACAAGGAACAAAAGTAAGCGGAGGATTAACAGTTACAGCTAAGCTTTACGGTGCAGATGCAAACGAAATTCAATACTCTTTAAGCGACAATGCACTAACTAACTCTAAACGTTTCACAGTGTACTTCACAAAAGAACGTTACGAGCAAGTGTATGACAACATCGGTAACATTTTCTCTATCCAGTACAAAGGTACACAGACTTACGGTGGAGTAGTGGTAGAAGTAGATGCTACAACTAAACTTGCTAATAAGTTAACTCTTAAAGCAGGGGTAGACAAAGCTACAGCTACTGTAGTTCGTTCTTACACTCTAGGAACTGGTGTATACCAAAACCTAAACGTGCTAATCAACGATATCAGTAACTTACCTGACTTCACAGTTGTAATGAACTCTCTAGGTGGTAACAAAAACGTAGAGACGCAATTCTTAGACGCATTAGCAGAGACAGACATTAAAGCAGCATCTAAAATGATTACTGCTGTAGGAGCAGACTTAGTTAACCAAACTGAAACTGATCCTTACTTATCTCTATCTTACGATCCTAAAACAGCAATCCCTGCTTCAATCCCAGTTACAAACTTAACAGGTGGGTCTACAAGTGTTCCTGCAACTTCTTGGGCATCTATGTTTGCATCTGTAGCTGACTTAGGAGCGTACTACATCCTTCCGTTAACTGACAAAGAATCAATCCACGGAGAGCTTTCTCAGTTCTTACGTGATGAGTCTAGCGCAGGTAACCAACTAAGAGGTTTCGTTGGTGGAGGAATTAAGGAAACATTCGATAAACTTAAAGCTCGTCAAGCAGGTCTACGTAACGCTCGTGTTAGCTTATTCGGTAACTCAGGTACTCGTAGAATGTCTGACGGTCGAGTATATAACTTCCCTGCATACATGGGTGCTGCTTTAGTAGCAGGTATCGCTAGTGGTGTGGCAATCGGGGAACCAACTACTTACAAAAAGTTAAACATCGAGTCTCTAGACCTTAAGTTCACAGGCGACCAGTTAGACCAGTTAGACGCAGCAGGGGTACTAATGGCAGAGTTCAACCGTACTCGTGAAAAGTCTTACTTCCGTGTAGTAAGTGACCCAACTACTTACAACGCTTCTACGGAGCCTGTACAAAACCGTATCTCTCTTGGAGAAGTTTCTGACTTCTTAACAACTGATTTACGTACGATGCTAGATGAAACGTTCGTGGTACTCGTATCCGTAACACGTCTGCT